ATCGTCGTAGTTTTTGAAACTTTAAAAGAGCGATCAAGCTGCTCTTGCAGATTCTGTGTGATATACGTTAGTCGGTCGAGCGCGTTCTCATGGGAGTCACTTGGAAATGGATCGTTCTCAACATAATCGGTTCCTTGTGTCAGTGTAAGATTGCGTCGGATCACAACTGTCTCGCCGCTGGCCGGTATATTGCCGCTGGTGAACACAACATTACCACCGCTGTCGTTGCCGGCGTTTGTGACTGTATAATGCGTAGTCAGAGTTTTCGTTGTTTCGGTTCCCGCCGCTGCTCGAATAATTACCTGCAGATCCGCGTCTGCAAAAATTTTAAAACCATAAGCAAAGGTCGTTGTAGAGCCATTGCCAGAATATGAATTTTTGGTCGTTGTACTACTTACACTCATTCCTCAATGCCTCTCACTTCCTGCTCAAGGTTTTTAGTTTGCTCGGATGTCATAAATTCAATATATCGATTTAGGCCGCGCCCAAACTTTGGATGCTCGATCAGCTCTTGCTGAGCGGCTTGCCTCGAACTAAGCCATAATTTTTGTAAATTGAGCTGCAACTTTTCGCGCAGCGATTTAAATTTTGGATCTTTAGCGCGCTCTAATAATTTTTTAATTGTGGGATTTTGCACGTAGTTGGTCATCTGCTCCCAGCCTAGCGAGTGGGCGCGCTTCTGAAACCAGTAACGTCCCTCATCTGTCAATCCGATTGGCTCATCTAAATTTGGAACCGATATAGCTGCCGGTGCAGGTGCCAAAGATATTGTGCCGAGAATCTTGGCTGCATTGACAACCGGGTCATTGCGATACTTTTTACGATAGATTGGTGAAATAACGTCAGGCCCGTACGCTAAATCGTAAGACTTGGTTTGCGGGTTCCAATTGCCGGCATGTACGTCCTCACCACGCAACGATACGAGCGGCTTGAGGTCTTTTGATAAGCCCGGCAACTGCCCTTTAACTCTCTCAATAAAATTAGCCGCATCCCTGATAAGAGGATCATTTAGACGCTCAACATATGCCGCAACCCGCGGCACCAGACTTGTGCCGAGGCTTTCAAAAAATTTGCCCCCATATCTCCTCGGGTCTTGCGTCAACGCGACGAGATTTGAGAACCCTTCCATAAAAGTTTTATTCGATACGTTGTAGAGCGTAGCTCCAAGTGCCGCGCCGACAACGTCATTAAAATCAACATCAGCATCTTGGTCTGAAAGCGGCATCCCGGCTGTATTGACCATAATTTCACTGGCATCAGCCCACGCGCCGATAATAGAGCTTAACGGCTCCATGCCCTGATAACTAAAATACTCCCCCCCAACTTTGATGCTGTACGGTTGCCAGCCGCTCTCTCTTAGGATTCGACGCATGTTTGAATCTGCCGGCCCCCCGCCGGTAATGTCACCAGTGGCAGCAAGGCCAAACATCGTAACGCCGATACTAGTACCAACAGAAATTCGCGCAATTGCTTCATCGCGAGCTGCACCGCCGGCTTTAAGCATATTGTTTGTTTCACCCCATGCCAGACCGAGCGGAGTGCGATCGAGAAAACTGTATTTTGAAGCGTTGTACGGTGTTTTGAGAAACGGCACGGCATAGCGCACCATTGGCACACGCTGCAACGTCTGCAATGCTTTGCCTACGCTATCCATATCCGTTTGCAATGTTTGATACTTTGCCGCGGCTTGGGCTTTTTCCATCATGTCGGGCGGCGGGTTAGTAACGGCTTCGGCAATAAAATCTGAGAGCTCCTCGCCTTCCAGCCCTTGCGCCCGGCCTCTGCGAAAACTTTCCTCGTAAAGCATTGATCGCTGCGCAACCACTTTAAAAAAAACGTCACCGGCCTCGAGCGTACGAAAACTGATGCGACCGCCTGTTAGAACATGCCCAAACCAATCTATAGTCGTTCCAATGGCCCCGGTCTGCCCAAACGCTTCACCAGAAAATGCCGGGTGCCGACCATCGCGAGCGCGATCAATCTTAAATCCCGGTAGATCATTGCTGCCCATATTTGCAAAAGCATCGACGCTTCCGACAAACGCCTCACGTAAAGCTATTTTTTGACCAAACAGCCGGGCTTGCATATCGGCCATTGTAAACACTTCGTCAGTTGAGCCGGCCAGCCTTCTAATCTGACCTATGCCAACTGCCGCAAGCCCCTCAATATTTGGAATTACAAACGTGCCGAGCAAGCCGCCAATAATGTTCTTGGTTTGCGTAATCGGATTGGTAAGCAACGCATGCTGCCAAACCTCATACATGGCATTGAATACTTTTTTGCCTAAACTGCCGCGAACAAATGCAGCCTTTTTATGTGGCGGTACTTTCTTGGAATAAAGCTCAGCCATTTTGCGCACGTTCTCAGGGCCACCGTACTCGTCGAGCATCTTGCTAAAGTCTCGAGTACGCGCTTGCATTGAGAGTTGCTGCGCCAAGCCCGGATCACCACCAACCTCGAACACTTGCGCCGGGATGTTGAACGCCCCTAACGCTCTTGCAATTTCGGTCTGAGACCCCTTGATGTTTTGCTGCAAATTAGCAACAAGCTCCATCTGATAGCGGAACGCCAACAGGTCTTGCTCGCTGCCGGTCTTGGCTGTTTCGGCTAAACCATCAAGCTTGCGCATTTCGCTGACAAGAAGATCTCTTGCAGCCAACATTGTCTCAGCCAACCCTTGGCCTTCGACCTCAATAGTTTGGCCTTGTTGCCTGTTTAAAATAGCATCGCGTAGTTTGCTCGGTCGTTGCCCAAGCAGGTTCGCCATCTGGCGCGTTGCTTCGTGGGTAATCTCTCCGCGTTTTGCCTCATTGATGTTGCCGGCATACTTCTGCGAGATCGACTCCATACGCTCTTGGATGCCGTCCTCATCAGGCAACTTGCCAGAATTGAAATCAGACAACCCGCCGGCAAGCAGCTCGTCACGATTGCCCGGTGCTTTCATTACACCATCTACATCCGCATCATCGACCTTGATGTAATCCTTGTATGGGTCATCGATAATAAACTGCTTAGGCGTATCAACTCGCGGAGCTGGCTCAGGCGAAACCGGCGGTGCATCCTCGACGACAGGAGAGGCATCGGGCGCGACCGCCGGCTCCACCTCGGCTGGGTCAAGGGAGTCATCCCCAGCCTCTTTTTTTGCCTTTCGCAAATCACTATTGATGCCGCGTAATTCTTCTGTCTCTTCTGTCGAAAGCTCTTGGCCTTCTCTTTTCATTTTATTGAGAACACGCCGCCGCTCTTTTTTATTTTTAATATCCTGTAGCGGTACAGCTTTCTCTTTTGCAGCTCCCAGCGTTTGCCAATTCTCAATAAACTCACGCCCAAGCTTACTTGGTACGCGGCTCATAGCGACTTGTGTATCGCCGGGCTGCTCGGTTAAAGGCTCACTCGGCCCACCGCTTCCCAGTAGTGAACTACTGAGCTGCTCAGTCTCATTAAGTGCCATGAAATTTTCCAATAAAAAACGCGGCCCGAGAGCCGCGTTACATTAGACATTTATAACTAAATTTAGCGTGTGTCGCTAGTCTTTACTTGTATCCATTGGCCGACCGCCGGCAATAAAATGACGTTCAGCACTAGATGCTTTCTCGTCTGCGTCCCGCTGTTCTTTCATCATCTTGGCAAAGAAGCTGTCTTCACCATGACGCTCGACTGCTCGATCATAAATTTCCTGCAAGGTAGGCATCATAATCTCCACTGTCTCTAAAAAATAGTCGCGTATCGTATTCAGTATATCTCGCGGCACTGACATAATCCAGCTTCTTTCCAAGCAATTCGACTAGATCGCCAATTCTGTCGGTTACTGCACTGGCACCCTCTTGGCCCCCGCCAAACTCGGGTATGTATTGCATCCGTAATCCAACATAATTATCTGCAAGCTCTGCGCCGCCGGCTTGACGCTCAGCGAACCTTAGATCCGTTGCAAAAGTAAACCCAACATCCAGATCCAGTTTATTGATAATCTTTGTGAGATTTAAAACCTCACGTTTGTTAAGCTTTCGATTAAAATATATCTCAAAGCCGGGGTTGGCCCCCTCTACTGTTCCCGGTTTCACTACTTCAGAAAAAAACGCGCTTTCCTGATTATTGTCTTTAGCTTCCTGTACAAGCTGCCGTATTGCGTCAGAGGGGTCGTGATTTTCTCGAGCAACATACTCAAAATCAATTGTTCTCTCATCCCATTTTTTGCCAGAGGGGTCTATATATCGACCGATAGACGGCGTTGCCTTTGCCATAAGAACAGTTGGATCAGGATCAACTGTACTTAACAACCTGCTTTGTGACTCATTCATGTCCGGGTCTTGTGGTATTTTGGCCTGACCCTCTTGCAGCGATATTCCCCCTACAAACCGCCGCGCCGGCACCTTTCGCTCAAGCATCTTCTCAGCTTCCGCGACTTCGCCTTCGCGCTTTTGAACTACCTTATCAAGTCGAGGCTGTAATGCTTCATACTTTTTAATTTCATTATTGTACTTGGCAAGCTGCGCGTTCACTTCTTTTCTACGCTCAAGAGCGACATCTTTATCCTCGATGTCCTCGTTTTTCATAATGTAATCACGCTGCTTCGCAAGTGTCCTAGCTTCAATAAAGTCTGCGAGCTCTTTTTTACCCGCTACCGCTTCCTCATAGACAGCTTTGCGCGCCGGGTCTGCGAGTGCTTCCTCAGTTGCGCGGCGAACAGCCGCATCCGGGTCTGATCTAACGGTGCTCCGCGCTTCCTTGACCTCTTCTGGGTTCCAGACACCTGCAAAGTCGGCCTCGGTTTCAAGCGATCCTTCTTCACCTGCTCGCGTTGTCCAGCCGTTTTCTGTCCAGATTTCTTTTTCCATAAACCACACAACGGCTTGCAGATCATCATCGTTAACATCAATACCTTGCTGCCTAAGCTTGTTTGCTGCTTCACGATAAACATCCTGACCGAAACCAAATTCACCACCGGGCTCCATTGTGGTTTTAAGTATGTCGCCGCCGACAGCTTGCTCCGCGGCGACAGGAATACGCTTTAGACCAGCAAGCCGGCGCAAGTTTCGCGCTGCCCAGACATCGATAGTTGCCCTTTGTTTTTCTCCAAATGCCGGGAATCCAATAATATTGCTTGCAAAATTAAATGTTTTCGGGCTTGAACCCGGAACAATGTCGCGGAATAAATCAAGCAACGCCATCATGGTTTGTGGGCTGTTTGTGTTAAATAAAGCACCGCTGCTTTTTGCAATCAGCGGGAACTCACCCTGAGCTGCATCAAATCCAATTTGCTCAGCCTCTTCTTTACTATAACCTTGTTTTAATGCAGCGTTTTTCGCTTCCTTCTTAACCCGGTAATGGTGATCAACGTAACCATCGTTTTCGGGTTTTCCGCTGCCGAGCTTGCGAGGGTCACCATTAGCATCAACTGAATTAAGCCATACGTCTAGCTTTGTTAAAGCATCGTCATACTCACCTCGCGTAAACCGACGCATTACCTCAATGGCGTTTTCCCAGTTTTGCTGGACGTTCGTTTGCGCGCTGGTTGTAGCAATAACGTCTGTAAACACATCGCCAAACGCGCCAAATTCAGCGCGCATGCGTTGACGCATTTCACTATACCATGTGCGGTGCTCCCAGATTGCCTTAGCAACTGGGTCGCCTGAGCTAACGCGCTGTTTAAGTTGCAAGACCTCGCTAACCATTTTATTCGATAGCGTATCTATATTGCCTTTATTGAGAAAATCATAAGACTGCTTTTTTACTTCTAATTGAATTTTTCCTTTAACCTTTTTCGCGCTTTCAACTTCAAACGGAGCCCAGCCGGCACTCTCAGGATACTGCGCTTTAAGACGTTTATATTCAGCTTCAACATCCGCGGCTTTAAGGTTTGCTTGCTCAGCAATAGCGTTGATTTGATCGCGCTCGCCGGGTTTAAAACGATAAGCTTTCTTCTTTCGCTTTCCACGCTTGGCACCTGTCGCTCGAGTGGAGCTGCCGGGTGTCGGCACACCACTGAAAAACGTGCCTGACTGCGCAGCGCGCACTGTATCGTTAAATCCTTTATAGGCACTCCGCACTACTGCCGGGATCACGATCGGCGCGGCTATTCCGACCCCTGTGCCGAGAACTGTGCCAACGCCGGCAGACACGCCGGTTTGTGGTAGGTTAAATTCCGTTTGACCACTGGTTGGAGATGCCAACTTGACAAACTGGCGTGAGGCATCGTCAACCGATCCATATATGCCCCCTTCAATGCCGGTCAAAATACCTGCCGGCAATGTTGCGCGCAGTGCCGCTTTCAAGCCTGTCTTGCCAGCCTCTTTTGCCGCTTGCTTGGCAAGAAACCCGACTCCTAATGTGGTGAGTCCAATCCAGCTCGTTATGTCCGTTGCCAGACCTTTAAACATGCGCTCGGAGCCATCCCATGTAAAATTGGGCAGCTTGTCGTAAGTCTCCATCATGTTATAAAAAGCAATGCGCTGCTCGATCGGCGCACCTTGTATCTTGTAAGCCATCATCGCCATCTCTGGCAGGTTCCAGTTAAACCGGCCCATAAGCTCAAGACCCCACTCACCGACATCCTCGTCGGAGATCTCTTCCCAGTCAGGCTTGTATGCTCTTACTTGTGGATTTACGAACATGCCATAAAGCGTACGTGCGCTATCAATCCACATGGGGTTTTTTACAAGCCCGGTGCTTGTGATTTGGTGAGGCCGGTCAATTGGATCGCTCTCGCAATCTAGTTCAACATCCGGGTTTTGCTCAACATACTCGGCATTATACCCGCATTGCTGAACGCGCTCTCGCGTTTCATTATCAAAAACGATAGGGCCGGTCGTTGCTACCGGGTTTTGCAGCGGTGCATTATCTTCCAGCATTCTTCTTTCTCGCATTTATCTCGGCCTGAGTAGGTTGAGCCACGTCATTGATGGCACCGTCTGTTTGATTACTGACTGCGCCACGCGACTCCAGATAACGCTTAACCAAAAACAGCGTTATCATTTGAGAGGCCAAACCTCTCGATGTGCCTTTAAACTTGGTTTTTGTTTCTGCGATTGCTTCCTCGACATCTTCCAGCCCCCACTCAGTCACTGGCCTATTAGGTCCATAACGCGGTTGCGGTAGTTGTTGCAGTGTCGGCTTGGCTCGAAAACTGTTTACGGCTAATTTAAACGCCTCGAGCGGAGGTATTCCATCTGCAACGTCAGATCGAAATTGGTCGAGGACGACCTGTCCACGTTGCTTTGCACCGGGTAAGATACTGTCGAGAATGCCCTCGGTTTTTGTCCAGCTCTCGATGACGCTTTCAAAGCTTTTGTTCTGCCGGTACTCCCGCGTATTGTTTTTGCGCGCATCGATACGATTCTCAATATCTCGCAGCGTTTCTATATCAAAGTCTTTTTTTAGCGCGTCAACCGCTCTCTTTTTAATCTCATCAAGGTCAGCCTGTGTGGTTGCCTTATAAATGTCTTGAATCATATCACGCGCTAGACCCTTGTTAACGACAATAGGATCGAACCGTTTTTCGAGCGCATCAAGCACTCGCGCATGCCCTTCGCGGGACAACTCAAGTCTCGCAAACGCTTCGGTTACTAGAGCAGCGGTAGGCAGCGTAACCCCTTTCTCGCCGGCTTTAACTCTAGCAATCCGCGTTATCATTTCTGCCTCAGTCATGCGCTGCTTGCGCTTGAGAGCTTTTTCATCCGCTATAATCTGGGCATTGGCACTGGATATGGCTTGCCGCGCCAGCCGCGAACTCAGGCTTTCAGCCCTTTCCGATAACCGCGTAGCATCTTCGGGATCGAGGTCAGGATATTTGCCGCCTTGGATTGCCTCAAAAACTTTATCTGCATTTGTGGAATCGCCGCTGCGAGATGCATCGAGCAGAGCTTGGCGCACTTCTCCTTCAGCAAGGTCGGCGCGATCATTTGATTCCGCTTTTTGTTGTTGCTCCGCATCATAAGCACCAATACGAACAAGCTTTTGATACACGCCCTCGACAGACATGATTGTCTGTTTCTTAACAGGGTCGATGCCGCCTACCCGGCCAAACAGCTTGTCTTGAATCTGTCGTTTGCGAACAGGTGACGCTGTTGCGTATTCCTGTTTAAGGGTCTGTGCCTCGTTAAGAGTATCTGCAATATAGCCCGACACCATCCGCTTGCGCGCTTCCGTACGCGCTCGGGCAACCATATTACCATCTTCAGTTGCCAGTGCGGTTTTGACGCGGGTTTTTGTAACGCTATCGAAAGACCCGGTTAGAACCTTGAGCCGCGCACGTTCCTTTTTTGCCACTCTAGCCAAATATACCCGAGCGTGTTCCGGGTCATTAAATCCGCTCGCCACTTTTTCATGCTCAAACATTGCTGTCTTATAAGCATTCTCGGCAGCGGTGACGTTCGTTGCCCGGCGTATGCTTAATTCTTTTTTGCTCCACTCCAGCAAATTACTTGTGGTTTGACCTGCAACCGCGGCTTGCGCTTTAGCCGGCGCAGCCATTGCCGCTGCACTGAGCTGAGCTGTCAACGGGCGCGCACCGCTATCCGCTTTCATTTGCGTTTGAGAGCGATAGACTTTTGGTATTCTGATCGTTTCGGACATTATGCAAACTTCCACATATACGCTGCTTGCTGCGCGTTGCCTAGTAATGACCCAAATGCTTGTATTCTGGATGCCCGTTTCTGCGCTTGGCCTTCCATGCGCGTAAGGTTTGCCGTTAACTGCATGTTAGTGCCTTGTTCTCGCAGCGCGAGCGCATCGACTCTGGCGTTGTAGTCGCGCATGGCAAGTTCTTCATCTGCTTGCGCGGCACTTTCCATCTGCACTTTGAGCGGCGTTCCTGTTTTACCTTTGACGTTAGCCTTTTCATATGCAACGCCAACGGTATCGAGAAACCGCCCTGCCTGTTTAACAAACTTTAAATCATCGAGATCCTGTGAAAACAGCCGCATTTCGGCTTGCTGTTCATAGACCTTGGCATTGCGTTCCGCGATCTTGGCATTGTACTCAGCCGTACGCGCAGCCGCGTTGCCAGCTTTCATGTGGCCGGCTGCGCCGGTTAAAGCACTTGCGCCGGCGAGTGCGTATAAAGGAACCATGCTCATTTTACGATCGCCACACGTAAATAGTTAGCGCCATCAGGTCCAAATTTTTTCATCACACCTTCTTTCTCAAATCCTAGAAATTCCGTAAACCGTATTGCCGTATGCCAATCCGATCGAATGTTGGCTTGCAGTCTCCAATACCCGCCTTCATCAATCTGATTGTACAGAACCTCTTTTGTTGCCCGAGCGATCGTGATCGGGTAATCGCTCATATCATCCGTTGCCACAAACCAGCCTTCACCAACACCCGGCCAGAGTTCCACAATGCCGCTGCATATGATTGGCTTGTCGTCGGCCATGAGCGTGACCGAAAATTTGGATTGCTCCATAATTTGCGCATGCGTTGGATCATCCATCGACCGGGTATGCCCCGAGTTCATAATGGCGATCGCATGCTCAGCTTTGTATTTTTCAACTATAAACTCAGGCATCAAAAGTTTGGAGTCGAGCGTAAACGGCTAGGATCGTCATAGGCAGTGGTTGATCCTGTACGACAGTGATATGCCCATCTGTCGTATAGCCGTCCTTGAACTCGATGTCCTTGTCTCCTGTAAACAAGTCGAGTGCGGTATCCATCTCATCTGCGCTCGAGCGAAATGGTATAAGATCCAAATCCGTTGAGCTTGGCCCGACCTTGGCACCAACCGTGTTATGCAAACGCACAGTGACATCATGGATGCGTTTGATCTTGCCCTGCGAGCTGCCATCAACGGATCCACCTTCGACGCGCATGGTGCGTAGGGTCGATGAATACGGCAGTCCGACATGCACCTTGGTCGATGATCGCTCGAGAGTAATTGCTCCTGAGCTGACAGTTTTATTGGGATGCGTCGAGCCATCAGCCAATATGGCAACGCTTGCACCCTCGAGGTGATCAAGCCCGGTAATGCTGGTTGTCGCACCTCCGCTGTACGTCAATCCGCTATCAACAAAAAACGCATCTGTAACCGCACCAAACTCTTGCGCCTTTATGTATTCAACATACCTCCGGGTAACTGAGTTGATGGTGCGTTTGGTAAGAATCCATACTTGATCTTCATCGAGATCGCCGGGTATGACTGCGACAGACTCGGCAGCTCCCGAGCCGCCTAGATCGTGCTTGTGCCATGCGACAACATTTTCCTCGCGGCGATACGTCATGCCCAGCAATGCGCCGTCAGCTCTGCAGCACCAGAGCACATTGTCGGGCTCTTGCTGTATGTCCATATCGACAATGCCGCCGGCCGTAATGTCCTCGCTAAGCAATGTCATATCGGGAGCGATATAACCATCGACATCAAAGTTATAGACCAGCTCGCGGATCTTGCGCTGGGCGCGCTGCAGAAACAAAACTACATTGCCGGTTTGCACCGGCGATACGGTTGCCGTGCCGTAGGTTGTTTGCCTTTTTATGTTAATCGATGTTGGTGTAATTGGTTCGTTGGCACTTGAACCCTGCGCAGCAAACTCGGCTGCACTGGTTCCAATAATTAGCACCCGGCCCGGTGACAGGTAGCGGATCTTGTTTACCTGCGAACTGGCTATGCTGTAGATCATGGCATCGCCATCATCTGCACCATCTGCGAATTGATCGAACCCGCCTGACTCTGAAAAGAAAACTGTTTGCGGCTGGTTGGTTGTACCGGCGTAAACCAAACGCTCCTCAAAAAAACATACGGCACTCGGGTAGCCGGTCGTATCGCTGAATGCACCAAGCGACCATTCATCTGTCGCCTCGAGCTTGCCTACCAGCGTATTGCCAGAGCTGGCACCTTCCGCGGCTAAATCATCGGACGGCGCTGTTAAGATTGTGTCGTCGGTTACGCTTACAATAAGCAAGTCTTTATTGTTCGAGCTAGTGCCTGACACTGTGATTGTGTGTCCGACTTTGAATCCTTGTTCGATGAATTTTTTGGCTGTGTCGGTAATGCGATCGTTATGCTCGGCCCCGGTCGCGCTGGGATCTCCTTCGACAAAAGCTATGGTTGCTGCCGTGTATTCGGGTAGCAGCTCGGCTCTGCCCTCGAGGTTATCCTGTACGGTGCCGACAACTTCAGTGGCACTATTGAAAGTATCGATCTTAACCCAACCGTCGTAAATTTTTATCAGCCGGCCAACATCAGTACTGGCAAATGTATCGGCGCTTGCTGTAATCGTGCAGCTCGAGCCTGTACGCGCTGACGCTGTAAGCGTTGTATCGGACGTATTCTCGTCTTGCATTGGCCCGTATTCGAGAGGTGCTTGCGTTAGCGTCCAAGCCGTGTTTCCCGTTCTTGTCAGCTTCCTTGGAAAATGGCTCGGATGCACCATCCACATGGTGTCAGCGGATTGCGCAAACTTCACATCGAATAACTGCGCCTCGAGAAATGGTGACGTAATCTCGTAAATACGATTTGCAACGCCAGCCGAGCCGTACGCTGTAAAGCTTGTACTATTGATGTTGGTGCCGTCTTTGTTTGTCAGCTCAAAAGTATTGGTTGTTTTGTTTTTAACGAGGTAACGCTTGCCGTTCAGCTCACTCATGCCTACCACTGAACTTATCGTTATTTCCTGATTATTTTCATAGCCATGCGAGCTCGAGGTGATGACGCAAGGATTCGCCTGAGTCGCTCCTGATATGGTTTTGTTCCCCTCAACGATCTGCCCGTTGTTGGTAAAAAACCGCATGTACTGGTCGCCGAGCTCAATGATGTAAGTCTGGTCGGTATTGAACTCGAACGGTATCAACCTTGTTGCTTTGGAGCTGGTCTTAACCTCGGCAGCAAAGTACGTGCCGGGCCGGCGGGTTGCGCCGCCATGCGGATGCACAAGAAAATTAGTGAGCGTTGTACAGCCGTTAAAATATTTTGCCAGATCCGTTCTGCCGTCGAGCCGACTTGAAAGCTGACCCGCACTAAAATTGGAAAAGGCAATTGATGCCCGAGCCATTTACAGCCTCACAGTTGTGAAGTTATCGGACACCAGCTCAGCCGGCGTTCCTTCCGTTGCGTCGGCAAAACGTGCCTCGCTTAATTTCATAAGATACAGATTCCAGAGCTGCTCAGTATGCGTTGTACTGTTTGCAAGTCCGTACGAAATCTCATGCGCCATGCGCGCCGAGAGCGTTTCCGTCAGCATTGCATCATACTCGTTAGCGTCGGTGATCCGCGCCACATAGCGGATGTTGATTGAGCCCTCATCTGTAAGTAGCGACCGGCCCTCAATAACGTAAGTGACACCTTGGGCAACTTCGTTTTCGACATCGAGAACGCGCAAGCAGTAGGGGTCTGCCGGCAACTGGTATTGATAGGCATATTCATAAGCCGGCGTGTCTGCGAGCTGCGCTAGTGAGGCGCGGCGAATGATGCAGTTCCAAGGATGGGCGCGCATTACCGCATCGCGTACAAACGGAAACCGCTGGTTGCACACGCGGCCTGACTTTGAGTCCTCAGTCAATGAAATGATATTAGACGCGCCTATCATGTTCAAAGCCGAGTTACAGATATCAACGTCAGATGCCATGAAAAATTCTCCAAAAGAAAAGGGGGAGCCGTAGCTCCCCCGATTCCGTTAGCTTACAACGTAGTGGATAATGAAGGAGAGATCCCCCTCGGTTCCACCCGCTGCCGCCATCGTTACGGCAATGTAGTAATACCCGCCGGGGTCAACTGATGCCCCCGCAAGTTCCCACATTTTCTTTCCAACGGTATTGATGTTGGAAGCCTCATGTCTAACGTCGGCCATTGCACCAGCGTCAGCGACTGCGGTGGCGAAAGCGTCTTCGTCCACAACAACGCCAGCGGTGGTGTAAATACCGACGTTAAAGGTGTTAGAACCACCCAACGTGTCAGACCCGATATAGAGATGCGGGACTGTTGCGTTTGATGGCACTGGAGCAAGCATCAAGATGTCATCGTCATCTGAGTCTCCAGCCGCGACAACGATCGTACCCTGAGCTACACGCATCACGCCATGTAACAAGGCTACATCGTTCATCTCTTGTGGGTCAGCCTCAAAGTTGGTGACCAAAGTGGAGTTAGCAGTACCCATTGATCAGTCCTCCTTATGCCGACTCGTCTATGGCAATCTCGACTACTTTCTCCTCTTCCATGCGAGTCGCCCCGATGGTCATGCAGTAGTAGATTTGCGTACTGTAAGACTTATCCGCTCTCTCGGTGATCCGCGCTTGAACATCCTTACCAACGGCCAAGAGAAGGCCGTCGCCTTGCCATGCAAAGCAGGTGCGGATGTTGCCGGTTTTCGCCAAGCGGGTTGAAGTATGGAATTGGAACCCGAGGTAAGAATTTAGGCTACCTTGAACCAGAGCTTTCACAGAGTTGTAATCGCTCGATTTTACCTCAGTTGTATTCAAGAGATCTTGAAGTCCAATTGGTGAAATAACGATGTGGCGACCCTCTTCATCGACATCTGCCGAATCCATGATCTCCTTGGCACTTAAAAGCTTTGCCAAGGTGAGCCCGGCACTACCGTGAGCGATCTGGTTCGCTGCGAGCATAGAGGTACTCGTTGAACCCGATTTCCCGGTTTTTGATGAGCCAGTAGCCGCAGCGATAATTACATCATCGATCGATCTCGACATAGCCGCCGCCGCCGCACGGGCATAGGTGCTTGTCGGGTCAATCAACATTGAAACTTTATCGCTATCGTCGATTAGATCAGCCCATTCGTACGTTTGAGCGGTCACCATTCGCCGGCTATGAGGCGTTTCCATGAGTGGAGTGTCGCTGTGGCGGCTGCTTTTAACCACTGCCGCTGCCGACCCCACCTGATCGAAAAATGCCTTCTCGCCGGTGATGGATTCCTCACGTACGCCTGAGCGGAGCTTTGAGCCTTTTTGCTGCGTCAGCAAATACACATTGCTTGAGAATTGCTGACTAAAGGCTGTAGTGACTTGAGTGCTCATGTCACTTTCCTTTCCGTCTAGGGTTTATGAGAAAATTTGCGACCGGCTACCCCGTACAGGACCGCATCTTCATTTTACGTCTGATCGACGGCGTGCTCGCCAGTTGTGGACGGTTACCCGCTACCCTTACGCATCATCATCAAAGTAGATGTATCCGTATAATCGATTGCGTTCCGACACATAGTGATCGTGTTGCGGATGCGCTCGATCAAAGAGAGGTCCATCAGGACGCTCAATCTCGACTAACTTGGTTTTGGCTTCTTCGGGCGTCATAACGCCGGCAGTTTTTTCTGCGCCTACGAATTGATCCTCGGATACCTTAGCCGTAATAAACTCCGCGGCATCAGCCCAAGCCTTGAGAAAACCGGGATGGTCACCCACCCGCATGCCGTTTTCCAAAACCAGCTCAGTAAATTCATCGTCACCACCAAAGTGCGCGTAAGCATTTGCCGCGCTGCTTACCTTGTCTTCAAATGAAGCGCCCCATTCACCTTTGAGCATCTTCACTGTCTCATCCATCGCTGCCTGTAGATTTTGTTCTTCAGCGCCACCTTGGGAAGCGATTAGCTCGTTGTATGATGTAACCAGCTTCTGCGCTTGCGTGTTATTCAAGCCAATGTCATGCGCAGCTTGCTGAAACCATCCAACCATATTTTCGTCGGCACCTTCGCCGGCATCGAGCTGATAGCCGGCTGGATCGTCAGGCCGGCCTAGCCGACCATAGACTTCGTTCCAATCATCCGCGCTCGAGTTCTCAGCCGGTATAACAACCTTGTCGCGACCGATCATGCTCGACGCATTGACATACGCCTTGGCTAAATTCTCAACGTCCTGTATCGGCTGCAACGCCGAATGCTCCCGTAAATCCTCGGGCAAGCTTGCCCTGAAATCGGAGATCTCCTCAGACTGAGCTGCCGGCTCTGCCGACTCAGCTACCTGTATTTCTTCCGACACGTTATTCTCCTTCTGTTTGTTTCGGGGGATCCTTTAACATTTGTTCGATAAACAACACCGTCGAACGCTGCCCCTCGTTGTATGCCGTGACATACGGGTCAGCCTCGAACGATGGCGCATAACTGTGGCACCGGGTGCGCAGATCCTCGAGAACCCGCTCACCCTCTTCCGTCGCAAACACTTCCCGGTAGCTCAGCCGTAAGGTTTCGCGGTTCTGCTCGAGAGCCGCGAGCTGCTCCTGTTCATCCATTTTTCAAAAATCCCGAAAATCCCGAAAAAGCGTTTTTTTCAGAAATCATTTCATTTTTACGTTTTTAAAATCAGTAACTTAATTTTTTGACTTTTAAAAAACCCAGTGTTTTCGCGGGTTTCAGCCATTTTCTAAAAGTGCGTGTGGTATAATGGTGCTAACAAGCGAGAAAACTCGCACTGCTATTTTACATTGTGAATAGGTAACCGTGTCGCCGTGGCTTGACCAAAAAGGACAAGACTATGGAAACACCATACGTTGCTAAAGACCGCGAGAGCATTACGACTGCCCTTGAAAATCTTATTGGCGAAACTGTTTGCGCTAGCTGGGTTTCAGATCGAACCCAATTACGCAAATGCTTTGAACCTCAAATTTCAGTTCAAGCAAAACTAGAAGGCTCGGCTAAAACTGGAAAATTTCGAGTCTTGGTTAATGATAACACTTACTCATATTTTTATGACGATAGTGTTTGGAGTGTCGGGCAAGATGTAGGCAAGAGAGCCATCATCTTTATTGACAAATAAGAAACGCCGCAAGCTGACACTTGCGACGCTTCAACTAACTTCTCTTAACATCGCTACGGTAGCACGGTTTCCTATTCACAATCAATTAGAACTGAGCTTGGTTGCCTTGCTGGAGCACCTTCATTGCCGGGGCCGCGGCACCAAGTGCCTCAGCCGTTTGCATCGCTTCCATTTGCTGGGCCTGAGCGGCTTGCTGCTCGGCGCGCTCTTCGCGCTTTGCTATTACCTCGGCCTCGCCTTGGCTGACCCGCGCCGGCACATGCAATACGCCAAGCAGATGCCGCACCAGACCGTCAAAATCAATGTGGTCAAATACTGACGGGTCGATCGATGCAGCCGGCGACAGGATCTCGAACATACGCAAGATGGCTTGCATGTCATCTTGACGCTGCGCTCTCGCCAACGGCGACACGTATTCGATCTCGATGTCCATATCGCCCAAGATCTCAGGCGGCTGAGGAAACGCACCGCGGCGAACCATCAATGCAAACACGCGATTGATACAGGGCTGAATCAGCTCGGCGGTGGCTCTCCCGAGAACTGGTCCTAACAGCCGCATCTTGGTTTCTGTGCGGCTGACCACTTCTGTAGCCGTCATCTGTGGGCCGGTTCCCATGATGAGCTGATCAACGTAGTACGCTGCACGTATGGCTTGCCGGCGCTGTTCCTCGAGGTTAAGGCCAAGGGGATTGTTCGCGCCGATCTGCAAAGGCTCAATTCGGTCACGCGAGCCTGATCGATAGAAGTTTAGACCACCGGGTTTTGTCCTGACGGGGAGAATGAACCCGTCATCGGGAACCATCAGCGGCGGGTCCGTTTGCTTTTGCGCCGACTTAATCGTCACCTCAGACATGCGGTTGATCATCTTGACATCAGGCAACGCCGTCATGCTCGGAGATCGGCCGTAACCCTTCTCAAACGAGGATTTTAAGAACCTCGGCGTCAAGTACGGCATCTCGCGGAAACCGCTCTCGCCCAAAATAATTTTTTGATCAGGGTCAAAATACACACTGGCGAAAGGCATATTTTTCGCGTCAATCTTATCCGCGTCTCGATCGGTGCGGGGCATAACAACATGCACAACCGTCACCTCTTCATGCGGATCCTTCTCTAACTTTATTTGCCATTTATCGCCAATGTTCTCTTCGCCGAATTGGTCGGCAAGTGCGCGTAAGCTTTGTTTGAATTTTCTGTAAACTGTATCGACCCGGCCTTTGTGGTCTTCCACAAGAAAACATTCTTTCATGTGCCGCGTCGAAAACCGGATGTCGAAGTCCTCGTCTTCCTCAACAAAACAAACGCCGGTGCCAAACACCACAAGGTCGTAATACAGCTCATGGATCTGCTCGTTAAAGTTCGAGCGCTGGAATGCTTTGTGTAAGAGATCGGTGACTTCTTCTAAATATTCTTTGGCCTCGTCATCTTGGTTCATGGCCTCGTCGCGAAACCGCAAATCGAACCAAGGCGAAAACGGATTGGTCAGCATGCCGTGCAAAGATGCAGCCAAAATTTCAGACGCATGTATGGCGGTCGTATCGAACACCAGCTCCATGCGCTTGTCGCCGGCAGTACGCTCGACATTGATGTCGGCTTTGCGCGGCAGAATATAGGTCGCGAGCTCTTGCCAGTGATGCTCCCACTGGCCGCGCTCGTCCTCAAGCTTGCTCAGCCGCTTGGCAAGCTTGATCGCCGCATCGTCAGGTTGTCGCATCAGTCGCCCAATTTCGCCTTAGTTGTCTCGCCGGCAACAGAGCCGAGAACGCTCGAGGACAAACGCCGCGGAACACCGCGCCTAATTTTTGCCTTTTTCTTTGTTGCCTCTTTCATACCTGTACCGGCCTTGACTACCGGAGCAACCGGGACAACCGGTGCCGGCTCAACCGGGGGAGGTGGAGGACTCCGGTCGTCGCCCGTGCCGGGAATAATACCACCCATATCAATACTCCTTCATAGCGCCGCCTAGCAGTGAAGCGCTGGCGACTTTCTCTTCAGTTGTTAAGCCCATACCGCTCGTCGCGATCGATGCTTGCGTACCTTTGCGGCGCTTCAAATCCGATCGCAATTCATCTTGAACCTTCGTACCCGGCGCATCGATTGCCGGTGGCGGGGGAACTGGTGGGATCGGCGGGGGTGGCGGCATCTTTACTTTCGGAAATAAAAAACTCATAAACTTGCCTCAAGCGGGTTATAAGAATTATCCGCAATGATTTGCGGCGCGTTGCGCTTGTCATCGAACTTGTCCAGCCCTACTGCGCAATATCGAAAAGCATCAGCCGCATGACTTGCCCACGTATGCACCGGCTTGTCCCTGAACCGGCGAGTGCGCTCGTCATACGCATAATGATAAAATCTCAACGCCTCGATACCTTCCCGGCACTTGCCGCGATCGAACCAACTCATGGGTATGAGCAACCTTGCGGCATGGATCCCATCGTGAATCGGAATCCGCGGCACAATGCGAAACGTCAAACCGAGCTCGTAAGCAACGTCCATGCGGCTCTTGCCGCTGGAAAACTCTGTTACACTTAAATCGTGCGGCCCAAAGTGCCGCGAATACACATAGTCCAAGCTCTGAAGGTGTTGGACATAGTGTGGCAACCCTTCTCCGCGGCTTTGGTAATAATCAATAAAATGGTAACTACGCCCAACGCGCTGTACAAACCAGATCGCCGTATAATCGTGGACGCCAATGTCCCAATACGTCTCAACCGGGTAGCTAGGATCGTACGGTACTTCTGAAATGCGCCCATCTTCATCCGCTTTCTGTAATTCCTTACCCCAGACGCTGCCGCGGGCGTTCGCCACCCAACTGCACTCAAATTCTTGTTGAAATTGATCTTCTGTCATTGTCGCTCGCGCCGCTGCGAGCTCGTCCTCATCTACAATGCCGGTTTCACTGGCGCGATACATCGCCCGGCCCCAACCGGGTGTCGTTTCAGCCGCCTCATACAGATCGAAAAAATTGTTGTGGCCTCTTGGTGTTCCTATGAACAGGCAACTGCCCTTCCTGTCTGAAAGGGCGGGTCTGATAATCTCAGGAAATAAACTTTCCGGGCAGTCGGCAACCTCGTCAATCACGCACATATCGAGGTAAATGCCGCGCAGCGAGCTTGGATTTTCCGATCCCAGTAACTGGATTCGGGCTTGATTCTGGAAGTCAGCCCTAAGCTCAGTCTCGTTGTACGTCATGCCCGGTATGGTCGAGCAATAGTGCTTCAAATAATCCCAAGCGACCATCTTAGCTTGCACTCGTGTGGGCGCTATGTACGCCAATCGAGGCCGATCTTTCGGCTCGAGGATGGCGCGCTTTACGAGATGGTTAATCGCCGCACAAGTTTTGCCGAATCGCCGGTGACATGAAACGACATTAAAACGATTTTTATCGATGAGCTCATGTAGCTCTTTTTGTAATGGTCTGGGCGTATAAGGGATCTCAATGTTAAGAGTTTTTTCCTTAGCCATGTTTTCCCTGTTTTCTTGGTGGAGCCGAGCGGGAGCTGCCCCCGCTGTTTAGGGAACCACTCCAGTATTTCACATAGAGGATTCCCATCGATCTGCGCGGCCCCGCTATTTAGATTTTTTTGTTCCTTGGGGTTTTGGTTTTCTGGCACTGCCATAGCGTTTGTACCCAGACTTGGCCTGTAATTTTTTTGGTGGCATAGCGGTTCCCTTTCAGTGCGTCTGTGAGGCTGTCCCATGCACACATATCGTAGTAGACAATCGGCGCACGGATTTGGGGGGGTAGGGGGGTCGCGTTTCTGAGATTCGCACAATATGCCGGCGGTCTGTCGCCAGCCGTTGCGGAAACCTTGCGGAAACCTTGCCCTAACCCATTGATATTATTGGCGTGACAGTCAGGCTATGAACCTGATGTCATGCCGTGTTGCGAATGCGACGCATCCACACATCCTCGTGCGCGAGATTGGCGACATCATTGTCCTTAGACAATCCGTTATCTGCACGTTCTCCGTTGCAGCAATCTTGAACCACACGCTTGCATGCATCGCACTGCACATGTCCATTGACATGCGTGTAGCGCGTCACCTGTCCACACCAAGGGCATGCGCTCATCGCATTATTGAGATACTTCAACTGCACCATTCCCCCAGCTCAATGTAATTGCACTCGGCTGGTCAGCATCATCCTTACGAACACGTAAGCCATTGCTCTGCACCTGCCTGATGAACTTGTCCTTGTAGTCAGCCTCGAGGCGGCGACGATTCACCTCAGCCGTTGCAAGCTTTGGATCGTCTGGCAATGGCAGCTCGATCAAGTCAATGATCTCGTCACGTAACCGCTCGGCACGTATCGCTTGTGCTTTGCGATAGAGCTCGTACGCATCGTCATCCTCTTGGATATGTCTAAGCACAGTTCGGTCAGAAGGCAGCTCGGGATCCTCTCGACAGATCCGGGCAAGCGACATCCCCTCAGACATACGCTGGCATATCACTTCAAACACTGTACGCTTAATGCGTTCACGTTTCGCCACAACTCACCTCAAAACGGCATTGTTATTTTGCATGCTGCGAGCAATAACGTAAGCAGCAACAGTGCTAATCCAGCCATATCACACCACAGCAAAAACCCCGGCGTTAACCGGGGTTCCTGACTTCAAATAATGGGAAAAAAGGAACAGTCACCATGACTGTAAAGATTTACTACAACATTTCGTACGCAATGTAAACACTAACGTCTATATTTTGTACCATAGCTCAACCAACGCTTTCTCGAACCGACGCTTCACAGTCTGAGCATGCAGCCCCATGATGCGCCCAAGCTTAGCCCACGCCGGTCCTCGAGATCGACGCGCCGCACTATGCGCCACGGCCCACACCAATTTTCGGTCTGGCACATCCAGCAACAACGTCAACCTCAACGCCTGATCATATCGCGTTACCTCCGCACTATTCGCCGCCCCCAACCCAACCTCAGCATCATTGTACCCATAAGCCAACGCCGGGTCAGGCAAAGCCTCGGGCATATTACCCTTGACCCTCAAGTCATAAGCTCGAGGCATTTTACGCTCAGTCTTAGCTGCCTCGAAAAACAGCTCACACAAATCATCAACGCCATTGATCACCATTTCTCAACCTCACCACAAAAATGGTCGATTCGGACACCGCATTTCCGCATGCCTATAGGCATTTGCGGTGTTTGCGGTGTGTATCCCGCATATCCGCATACACCGCTTTTCGGTGTTTGCGGTGTTTGCGGTGTTCATCAAACCGCCTACCTTTCAGCAATTGCGCCCATAATCTTGTCGCTTGAAGCGCACTTGGCCCAACGTCAGGCGTTGCCTCTTTACGCTTGCGAATTGTCGCTTTTCCTTTTCGCCGGCCTTCATCATCAATATTCATCCGCACCTCCATATCCATCGATCGTCGCGCATCAAAAACTCATCCGCGACCAACCCATCCAGTGCTCGATTAAATGCGGTTGACTTGTGTTTGGGATCATTGGTCATCCGCGGATAGCTGTTATGCCTGAGCTCATCCTCAGTGATGCATGGCAGCATTGGCCCATCGCTGAACACTTGCCGAGCTGTCGCACCGGCAAACAGTTGTGCCGCTACATTCCACAAAAGCTTTTGCTGTTTACCTGCCGGCTTGCGCTCACGCTTGCGGGAGCTGGGCTCATCAGCCTCGATGACTATGCAGCTCGTTACCATCTTGCCTCGAGGGTTTTGGCCGAGCTCGACAATTTCCAGACCGAAATTATAGACCCCAGTACACTCGAGCTCGCGCTGCTTGGTAACTACTGCCGTTGAAACATCATCGACCTTGTCGATCTCGATCTCTGTATCTGTGGCTGCGCGTAGCGCTGAGCTGCCTCGCGCTCCCGCTTCTTTCGCCTTACCACTGTGGTGTATGATCATTACGTGCGCGTTGGTTACGTGCCTGAGCCGATCGCAGTTTTGGATCAGCGCATTCATGTCCTCGGCTGCATTTTCATTGCCGACCATGACCCTTGCGAGCGTATCCACCACTACCATCGAGATCCGACCATACTTGCGCTTGGCAAGGCGCACTGTGTTTATCAGCCGATCGATGTCGCCTTCCGGGTCCGACATATTTACCGTGCTTGGAAGTATCGCGAGCGGTATGCCCTCGACTATGCCGTGCTTTTTCTTAAAGGCGGCGACCCTGTTCTTGATGCCATGCGAGCCCTCTGCAGCTATGTAGATAACGCCGCCTTGCTCAACCTCGAGATCTCGCCAACGCCAACCCAGTGCTATATGCAATGAGAGATCAGACGCAAAGAAAGTCTTGCCGCAATTGCTCGGGCCGTAGACCACAGACATGGCACCGCTGATCAAGAGGTTCTCGACGAAATCATCAGCCGCTAACGATGGCTGGATCTGATCAGCCTCGAGCAGCTCAAAGACATTGCTCTCGTCTATAAGATCAACGACAGGATCCTCGACAACATCAAACCTGCTAAGCAGATCGAGGATGTTTTGCCTCACCATCCTGTTATGAACATCAAGCCCGACAGTTGACCTGAGCTGATCAAAATAGCCGTTCGCATCCAGCCAATCACTCATATCCGACTTGGCCGGCATATCCCTGCAGATATTGCACACGCGGATCTTGTCAGCGACCGGGTGCAGGTTCTCGACTATCTTGGGCGTGCGATCGTGCCCGGCTTGGTCGTTGTCGGGGATAATATAAACGTGCTTGCCTTTGAAATAAGGCTGCAGCTCCGCTTGCCAATTGCCAGCGCCCATTGGGTTGGTCGTTGCGACGATGCCAATCTCAGCCAGCCTGTCGGCATCTTTCTCACCCTCGACAATCACTACGTAATCTGATGCGGCCATCTCAGCTAATCGGTACGGCACTACGTCGATGCCTTTAACGCTCCAGATAAACTTGGCCGGGTTATTGGGATCAGGCCGGCGAGGCCGAAAGTCTTTTGGCATGAACCGACACACCTGCATGTGCAGCTCGCCTTGTGCATTGTGGTAATCGTATTTCTTTACAATGATCCGAGGCCAACGAATTGTCGGCTTGTCTACCGGCGCAGTAAGGTACCCACCCTCGCCAGCCTCATGGTCAAACCATGCTCCTGTTTTTAGCTCGACAGATTTGCTGCCGTGACTGCCGAATCGGAGCTCATGCGCATTGCTGAGGCGCGTGTTTGCCTGACCGAAATTTTGGACAGCCAGCTCACGCACCTCGGATACGCTTAGCTCAGAACGGGATGTCATCATCAAAGCCCTCGAACTGCTCGGCGCGGCCTTCGGTATAGGCCAACGTGTAACAGCGCAAAGCCTCGAGCCATTCCTCTTTAGTTAATGTACGCAAATCAAATTTATTGATTGATTCGAGATACTGTCCGACCTGCTTGCCAGCCTCGAGTATCAACTTGTCTTCATCTGGTCGCCAATCCATTGCCCAGCCCAACCCCTTTTTTGCTTTTGTTTTCCATTGCCTTAAATGCTCTTGCGAGCAAAACCAAAGCGGCTCGCCCGGCAACCCAATAAGATCGGGTGCCAAGCCAAAACCGCGACTGCCGCGTTTACACAACGGACATAAATTCATTGTGTCTGCGATACCCAATAGGCGAGATGTACTCGATGTTGAGTTGTTTGTTTTCCGCGAAACTTATTTCCTTGCTGACACCCTGCGACTCTTGCCAGCCATCCAGCATGAACACGTGAACCTCTTCCGATATGCGGAGCATGTTAATGCCGTGTATCAGCCAATCGCGGTAAGTCGGTGCCGTACCCTTGACTACGCATTGCTCAATAAAATGCCCATGCGCGATCGGGCTGAACGCCGCTTGGCCTTGCCTGATTAAATGTGAGGTGTACCGTGCAACCGCCGCGGCACGTTGGCTCTCAACGATTCTTGTATCCGAGCTGTAGGGAGATGCGACATATATCATTTTCCGCACTCCTTCAGCTTGATCTTGGTGATTTCTTTCTCTTCATAGAACTCATCAAGGCGATCACCGAGATGCTTTTTAACATCGTCGGTTTTCATGCTGCGCCGTTTTTCGGTCACAACCTGCGCCTCAAAACTCTGCCCCACACAGTCGCCTATCTCTTTAATCTCAGCGACGAGCTGCTCCTCGTCTTTTTTTAAGCCTTTAATAATTTTGCGAATTTCCGCGAGCTGGTCAGGCAACGTCATGTTTGATTGCGTTGCGTTTTGTTGAAAAGGATTACTGCTCATATCGGTGCTCCATCATCTGTCCACTCGTCACCGTTTTGCAGACGGTAACTGAGGGTGTTCTTTTCATCGTTGCTGGAGAGGAGAACGCCGGGAACAAGCGCCGGCCTGTAACGCTGATGGTTACAGCCGACGCGCTGCTTGGCTTTACTTATGATCGTGTCATCGAACCCGCATAACCAATCACCATGATCAACCGTCTGCGAATACAAACAGGTGCGACAGTTGCGCGGCGGCGTATGCCCATGATGGCAAATGTGATTAAACTCACACCAGTTGCATTGATAAAAACTGGCGTTCTCACTAATGCGATCAGGAATTATATGCGTGTTCTGAATGATCTGCCGGGCGCGATCGCTATAGTATTCAGCCGCACCCTTATCGTAGTCGGTGCGGATTGAATCCCACATGCGACCGCCGGCTGACGCAACCACCATGTAATGGCGCGTCATCCCCCGGTACATCATGTATTGCTGCGCTTGCGCGTAGTAAGTTTCGTTCCATTGCTTCAGTACATTTTTCTCATGGTAATCGCGCTTGAACTTTTGGAACTTGGCAAACGCCTGATCACCGACGCACTTGACCTCGAACACATGCCACGTTTTTGGTGCCTGTTTAATGCCAAGGATTTCACCATCAAGATGACCGAGATAATGACCATTGTGATCAGCAACCTCGATCTGCTCGCCGGTTTCGGGATCTCTATCAATAAGAGTAATACCCTCGACCTGACGTAACCGCTCAATAATAAGATCCTCAGTGCGGTGACCATCAGCAAATCGCTTGAGCGTCAAAGCGTCAAACGGCTGACGATCAACCATTAAAAAGCCGTAGTATATTTTCCTTGGACACCCGCCGATCTGGCTGATGCCAACGTACGTACGTGCCGGTTCCCGGTTACCTGACACCTCGAGAGCTTCATCTGCTAACTCAAGAGTCGGGTCTACGCGCACAAGGTCGATCTTGACCATGACGCACTCCTCAATCAAAGTGAGGAGCGAGGCAATGCCTCGCCCCTCTTGTGGTTATTGGCCCCAAGGTGGGACGTTACCTGCCGGTGCCGGTTCAGCTTGTGGCGTGGGAGCTCCTGTCTGAACTGGTGCCGGTTTTACAGGCTCAGGGAAATCTTGCTGAGCTGTTACCCGCTCGTATCCGAGAACCTCATTTCTGGTCTGGTCTTTAGCTTGGATGCCGATAACAACATTGGCCTCTTTAAGCATCAGCTCGTCGGTGTCGCCAATCGTCGCCATGCCTAACGCGACGCCAAGTTTGTTGAGCCGTTCCGTTGAAATCTGCACCGCTGTCGGGTTGGTATTCCACAGGTTGAGATAGTCGCGAATCGTACGACCGTTTTCGAGTTTCCATTCAACCTGCAAATAGCTGTTCTCGGGTTTGTTCTCTGACTGATTGACCATAACGTCAATCACCTGCCCTTTATATTTACCGGGCGGGATAGGCTCAAACTCGTTTGACCCCATGTTGGGATCTATTGTCATATTTAAAGCGACCAACTTTTTCACTCCTTGTTAAAAATTGCTGCAACAACATCATCCCACTTCAACGGCAGCTCGTCGGGTATGGGATATCTCGATTTGGCTATGAACGCCGGCCTTGCGCTTGTCTTGATAACACGCTCGCCGGTGCCGATAGCCCGGCTGACCTTGCGGCCAAACCCGGTATCAACCTGCTTGGTCGATGTCTTGTAGGTGCAGAACCCGATCAGGTCGCAGTGCTCCATGATCAGATCGGCGGCGCGCTTATGCACCTTGATCTCATAACGATCAAATGGATCCGCGTCAGGATCTTCAAACCTGCGAATCTGGGAATGCGCAATAATAACGACAGCCATGTTAGCCTTGTCGCGAACCGCATTAATGCCTGAGATAAATCGACGCCAGAGATCCAATGCCATGACGTAGCCTTTGCCGTAACCCGGATCTTCGATCGACTTGAACTTATGCTGCTCGCAGAGGCTTGACCACACAAGCGGCTCTAGCCAATCGAGGCTATCGATCACCAGTGTCTGATAGTCATGCTTCTCGTTGACCAGCAAACCGAGCTGCTCTTCCACAGCCTGATAGCTTTCGGGTTGTGGGAAACGAGCCGCACCGACGACATCGGCACCATCTTCCGTTTGAATAAAGATCGGGCTTGGTGCGCTGGCAGCAAAAGTTGTTTTGCCTACACCGGGAGGCCCATAGCTGAGCACCCGAGGCGGCTTAATAGTTTGGGTATCAACAATGTCTGATAATGATACCATGCTTGCACTCCTTTTGTTTTTATGGTTTGCATCCCCGCGAGCGAGCCAGATCTATCGTGTCAGGCGGGAGTGCAAACGCTATTCAGTCAAAACCCGGCTCGCTCTCGAACTGTCTAAATTTTTTATAATGATTTGTACGCCGACTACCTTGTCGCTCCAATACGAGCGCAGGTCATGGACGTAGTGGTCGTTCTCTAATATCTGGACATGCTCAAGCAAATCGAGCACTGCTTTATTGACGTTATCAATATCGCGCTTGCGCGCATCAGGCCGGCCAACGGCCAGCTCTAAAGCTATGGGATAATTAATTGCGGTAGATGGAGCTTGTTGTTGTTGCAGGTGCCTGACTGCATCTTCAGCCCATTCCGTATACACCTTTGTACGGTACATACGTGGGCCGCTAAACCGCCAGAGCCGGTTGACTGATGGCGGGAACGGCAGCAGATAAATCTGCATCGTATCGTCTGGATTGCACTCCATGCATAATGCATATAATGAAATCCAATTAACGCATAGTTAAATTTCGTCTTTTTTTTGTACGGTATCGTATGTTTATTTGTCTATTTTTTTTACACCATAAAATGCAGATGCTGCTTCTGAGAGCTCGGTGTTGTCTGGCGTTTCAGTACGTAAGATTTTTTGTGTCCAAGTGCGAGCCATAAGTTTTGTTTCGGGCAGCTCCTGTGTAGCCAATACGGTTTTTGCGTAACCGTTGATAAAGGATTCGGTTGGGCGATTAAGGTTATCAAGTATGCCATCATTGCGCCCGTCCGATAGAACATTATGAATAGTGGCCCTTGATAAACCATAACGCTCTTGTGCTTTAGAAACATTAAACTTCTTTGATGTCCCGTGCATTCCATAGTGACGGAGAATGGCAGTGTATATGACGATGTGGTTGTACGTTTTTTGATAAGCCAGCGCGAATAGAGACTCGCCGCGTCGGCGTACTCGTTTTACGTGGATCTCGTCCATCATTGCGCAATATCGAATTACAAGATTTATATCTAATACAGCATTTACTTTTTCACTCCGCTCATTCGGTCTACCGCTCGCTATATTAAATTCAGTAACCTGATACCCATCTGTTCCTGTCGTAAATTCTGTAAATTTTTTAGACATTACTGTTCCTTAAAACTGTCTGAATATTATACTATCTCGAATTTACGTAGTGAGCATAAACGTCTTTTAACGTAACACTCCCTCTTGTCGCTTCAAAAATTGTGGAAATGTGTGCTGGCCTCGGCATAATGCGCCCGGTTGCCCACTTCATAACCGTGACGCGGCTCACGCCTACGCGCTTGGCAAAAGCCGTATAAGTTAGGTTTTTAGATTTTAAGTATTCTGATAGGCTCATTGTAATACCTTTGCGTATTCAAAATGTACGTTACACTCTTATAGACAAAACGTACAAAAACGTATACAAAAAAATACAAGGGAGAGGGTTGGTGCAAAATCGGATAGCACAACTTGCAGAGTCACAAAACCTAAGTGGTAGTGAGCTGGCGCGCCGCTTAGACATGCACCCGCATGCTATGCGTCGATATCTACGTAACGAGACTCAGCCTAAGTCACCGCTCGCCGCAAAGATCGCTGAGATGTTTGGCGTTAGTGTCGAGCATGTTCTTGGATTTGGCGAAGACGCATCGATCGCTTTAGGCCGCATTCCGCTCTACGGCACCGCTGAAGGTGGGCTCGGCTCAGACGTATCGTTGGCACAAGCCATCGACCATATCGAACGTCCATCCTTGATGCGCGCAGCTCCGAGCGCCTACGCTGTTTATGTGGTCGGGGAGTCGATGGAGCCTCGATACTATGCCGGCGAGATTGCCTACGTAAATCCAACCCGGCCCGTGCGCAAAGGCGACTTTGTTATTGTGCAGATGCTTGATGGTGATGACCGTAGCGCCATAATCAAACGCTACATTAGTTCAAACGATAAGCATGTTTTCGTTGAGCAGCTCAACCCAAGCCGCAAGATGCAGTTGCCCAAAAAAATAATTGTCGGCGTCCATTTCGTTCAAGGCGCTTTTCTCACCTAACTTGACGAGCGTACAAAAAACGTACTAAAAGGGATCTTTCTGTAACTATCAAGACAGGAGCTCCCCATGCTAAGTGCGTTACGTTTATTTGGACAATTCTCGTTATTACTGGCTTGCGCCGGCACTATCTGGCTATGGCTATGGATCGGTTGCGCTATGTCCGATCAATGTTTTTATAACCAGACAGGCATTGAGGCATTCCGACCATGAATGCCCCCGGCTTGCTTTCAGTATCTGAGGCCGCGGCGCAGCTCCGCGGCGAGAACACGCAATACAACCGGCGAATCATTCATAAGCTTATCGATGCCGGCGAGCTCGAATCGGTATCGATTGATAAGCACAAGCTTGTGCCGTTAGCTGAGATCAAAAGATTGCGGGGCAGTGATGTCGAACGCAATCTGTAACATTTGCAACGGCAATGGATTTATCACAAACGAGCAAGGTGAATACGCGCCTTGCTCAACTTGCATCCCGCCTGACATATGCGACCTGCCAACCAAGACGGCACCGCGAACACATATTCTGGACACGGCTAATCGTTTGATCACTGGCGATCGGGCAACAACCCACGGTGACGCCAAGGTGACGTTTGGCAAGATCGCTGCGCACTGGTCAATTTATCTCAATCAAAAAATCGAGCCGCAAGATGTCAGCAATATGATGGTGTTGCTTAAAGTTGTCCGGGCTCAGGAGAGTCCACGGCACAAAGATAACTACGTTGATCAGGCTGGCTATGCAGCTCTCGGCTGGGAAGTATCTTGAGGCCAACTTACGAAAGGCCGAGCGACCGCATGAACGAGGAGCGTGTCGTTGCGGTTCTTTCGCCAGTTTGGAACCTGAGCTTTTTTAAGACGCACAACAAAGCAACTTTTGATTATGCCATGATGCGTGATGATGAGATCTATGGCTTGGCTGAGATCAAGTGTCGGACAACACCAAGCAACGCCTACCCGACTTACATGATCTCAACGCGCAAGCTACATGACTGCACAATGCTGGCTAATTTTATCAGTGTACCTTTTATCCTGATCGTATCGTTCAGCGATCAGATTATGTATTGGGATGGTAGCGGTTATATTACTCACGGCATAGGTGGACGGCGTGACCGAAATGACAATCGGGACATGGAGATCGTCACCCACATCCCGATTGAAAATTTTGAACCTGCTATTAAGAACGGGCCGGTTCAGTAATTATCCTATAAGTGAACGGCTCGGCCCATGCGCTGGCTCAGTTTCCGATCGCGGTCGCGATCGTCCAGCCACTCCGCATAGGTCTTGCGCGTAAAGTTAATGTCGGCATGCCCCATCATTTGCGTGATTACCGCATCAGTCTCATCCATCTCGTAGATCAAGATCGATGCAAAGAAGTGGCGCAGATCTCTCAGCGTGACGCGATCAACGCCGGCGCGTTGGCAAGCTACGTTACTGCCCCGGTTTCGCAAATTGTCCATGCACTGCATTTGTCCGTCTTTATTTGGAAAGACCAAACCTTCAGATGGCCGGCCAGCCTTCAACCAACGCTCTTGTAACATCTGCTTGACCTGCGGATGCATCGCGATCTTGCGATCGCCTGACTTGGTTTTGGTGTCGCCAATTATATCTTCCGCAACATGTTTGCTGAGTTTTTTCTTGGCGCGCTGCACATGGATCAGCTCGCGATCAAGGTCGATGTCTATCCACTCCAGCGGAGCAAGCTCGCTCGTACGCAATCCGCTTTCTGCAATTATGAGCAGCTCGTCGCGGTAGCGATCAGGCGCATGCCTAATGATCTCGCTGACAATCTCTTTGCTCAACAATGTTGGAGCTGGTTTCTTGCCAATAACTGGAACCGACAATTCAGCCGCGGGATTGAGGTTGATGTACTTTGCGCTGACGGCATAGTGCAAAGCTTGCTTTAAAATCGAGCGGATGTTCTGAGCTGTCTTGTTGGTCCGACCGGCAAGGATCTCATCAACGAGATCGAGCTCAAGCCGGCCTTGATGGATTTCAGCGACCCTGACATCCCCAAACCGCTTGCCGTCGTAAATCATTTCGCAAAGATGCTCGCATGCCTTTTCTTTGTTGGCGAGCTCGCCGCCGCCGATCTCTTTGCGCCGTACACGCTTCTCTGTGTGTGCGAGAAAACAACTGGCCGGCGTGAACTTGCCATCGTCGCCGCGGCGACCAACAACCTGCTCAAACGTCGGTGACGTTTTCTTGTTGATATAGCCGCCGGTTTCACTCTCAGCAATAGCCGCGTTCAATGCTGCGACGGCATCTTCCTTATTCCGAAACGTCGGCTCTTTACCACCTACATCGCGCAGGTCAGCAATCCAACGCTTTTTGCTTTTGCTGTACTTTACGTGTGCCATTGAGGAGCTCCTGTCATTTACCTACCCCGAAACCCCGGCCACCTGTTAGGCTCCGGGGCTGGGCGCTGCTGCGCGATGGGGCTCCCGTGTCAAACGTCTCTTAGCTCGACGGTGAAAACCCCATAGGCATCGTCAGTGTAATTAATGGCATCTTTCACAGCCAACCGCTTTGCGCGATTCACGTCACCACCTGCATATAAGAGGTACACTGACGCACCGATAAACTCATCGTTGTTCTCATCGATGACTGCCCAGCTTTGTTTCACGTTTTGCATTTTTCTCTCCAGTGTGTTGCTTTCACCCCGAAAGCCCCGCCACTTTTTCAAGCCGGGGCAGTGGGAGCGTTTAGCTCGATGGGGTTGAGTTAGGAATGTGCTCTAAAAAGTTTTGCGGCCTCTAATCGCACATTCTCTTTTTCAGTGTTCAGCCAAGGGTGCATCGAAAGCGCTTTGATCATGTTGTCGAGTGCATTGGCTGGTTGCGTCATTACGCTTTTAGCTTCAGCGTGTAGAGCCTTTGCCCATTTCTCATTTTGTGTGGTTACCAAGGTGGCCTTAATAACCCTGTTAACTGAGAACGTGACGCTAAAAAATCTGCCTCGGTTGAACGTCGGCTCGATGCAAAAACCAAATCTCAAATTCTTTTTACGTGCCATCGTCTTTCTCCTGTGTACGTGTTGCGTCCTTATGTGTACTTTTATAGTACTTTTTAGTTACGCATACAAGCACAAAACGACCGTCAGGTTATTTTGCGGAAACATCCAAAATGATTTGATTGCGGAAAATTTGCGGAAAAACAAAAAAAGCCGCCTCTTGCGAGGCGGCGTTTTTGGCTTCCAGCTTTGGTTGCGGGGGTAGGATTTGAACCTACGACCTTCAGGTTATGAGCCTGATTTTGGGGTGTAGTAATATCAATCACTTAGCACCTAAGTGGCTGATACTGTTATAAAGATCGGTTGTTATCAGTACATATCTGGACATATCAAATCAAATTGGCTGCGGAAGTTTTGCGGAAATCCGCAAAATAACCTGAAGGTCACTTTCGCTTGCGAGCTAAGTTGCGAGCTCGAGACATGATAGACAGATTACCCGGAGAGTTGTCAAGCGCGTTGCGATTCTTGTGGTCAACGTCCTTGCCATCGCCTTTGCGAACGCGGCCAGCTTTCATCATTTTATATCGCGCCCGGTTGCGCGCTGCGCGCTTCTTTTTTCGCGTGACCGACTCGGCAGCATACTCGGCTTTGTAATCTCTCATTTGTCTTTCCCAAGCTTAGCTTTGTCATAAGATCTGGCACCCGTGTACCCAAGGTAACCGGCCCCGAATAATCCCCACAAGGTATCGGGAATAGCACCGAGCAGATCGTTGATGTTCATTGCTGCTTGCGTCACATGGTCAGGCCACCAGATGCCGGCGATCCCACCAAACACGCACAACAAGATAACCAGATAGATTATGTACAGGAAGCTCGGACGCGCCCGGCTTGTCCACGGGTCTGAGCTTTTTGCCTCAGCGACAATCGCACTGAGCTGCACCTCATAGCGTTTGATGTCCAGCCGCTCGAGCTTTGCTCTTGCGTTCGCCTTTTCCTCTTCAGTCTCAAAAAGGTTATCGATAAGCTCGCCGCCAAGCTTACCAACGATTGGTCCCAAAACTCCTATCATATTGAACCCCACCATGCTTTTACGTTAAACGTCGGACATGCTTTGGCCGAGCAATCGTTGTGTCCGATAACTTCAGCCGCCGGGTAACGCGCAATTAAATCCGTAACAAGCTTCTCGAGAGCATGCCATTGGCTGACCGAAAAATTGGTTGGTTGCTCCCCTGCTCTTGCCTTGCCGCCGACCATTGCCACGCCGATCGACTTGGCGTTGCGCCCAGCCGCATGCGCGCCGGCAACATCCTCAGCTCTACCGAGCTCCACCTCACCTGATCGATTAATTAAAAAATGATACCCGACATTTGACCAGCCGTTGTCCTCAACATGCCAGCGTCGAACCTCATCAATGCCTATGTCCATGTCAGCGTAGGTGTCCGTACAGTGGATAATCAGCTCGTTAATTTCGCGCATGCTTGATCCCAACTTTCTCTCTCGTCAATTTCTAAAAACTTCTGCTCAAATAAATGTGTGGTGACTGTATGGATGTCGTTGACGTTGCGAAAAACTGCCTTCCGCGCATCGAGAGCGACTAGGGCAACAACGTCACAATCATTATTTGTGAGGTAATGTTTTTTGTTATTGCCGCGACTTGTTTTCCAAGTGTAGCAACGGCGTTCTCTCTGCATGCGCTGAGTGGCTTTGACCTCAACCCGAATCCATTGCTCGTTATAACGCGCCAAGAGATCGCAGCCTTGACGATTTACAATTGAAACGTCAGCTCCAAAACCCTCCAGTATCGCCGCGGCCAACAAATCTCCCCGGCGTCCGATCCGAATGGACATTCGACATCAGACCTTGAGCTCTTTCTCAAGCGGTTCAGGTTCCTTTTTAGGTAAATCAAAATTGACAATCGTACACAGAGCACTCCACGCTTTTATTTCATGAAATTCGTTTTGAGCCAAAAGATTATCGTAGCTTCTTTCAACCTCTGCCTTCGGTGGACACTCAGGTACATGCACAACCGTGGTATGGAATTGGTCATTGTGCAGCCAGAGCATCACAATAAAAAATGTAGCTTTCATGGCTAATCCTTTGATGGGCTCGACACCGGCAGATGCACCGTGTTATGCATTGTGTGCATTCGACCAGATTCAGCCTCAAGCTGCACAATGCGCGCCGTTGTCTCGGCCTCGAAGCGCGCTCGCTTTTCAAGAGCTTGCACACTGTTAATTATTGCATGCGTGTCGAGCTTGTTATTTTGAACAGCCTCTGTTGATTCCACGATGTCGAGGCGTTGGTTGAGCTGCGCAAGCTCTTTCTGGATTGTGTTAAGATCCTCTCGCGCCCTGCCGAGCTGCGATCGAACCATACCCCATGTAGCAGCTAACCCTGACAGAACGGTGCCAAGGGTCATTAATTCACGCGGCCCGAGTTCCATTAGCAGACACTCGAGGTGCAGCGGTTCTCAACAATGAACCAGACAAACAACGCTATCATGGTTATTACACCAATTACCTGACCGAAAATTATAGACCACTTTTTTATGAAGGCTCGACGCTCAGCCGCCTCTCGAGCTCTCGCCTCAGCAATTTCTTTCGCTTGCTTCTTTGCTTTTTCTTGTCGCTCTTTGCGGATCCGCATAATCTCATCGACGGTGCCTTTGCCGAAACGATTATCGATCTCTATAAATAAATTTTGACGAGCTCTTTCGTTTCGCCGCTCGGTTAAAACCTCGTCAGCGATCTCCGAAAACGAATTTTCCTCAGCATCGTCATGCGAGCGCATGCGTAAAATTTGTTGTTGTCGCGTCTTTGGCTTAGTGCCTTTTTTCTTATTTTTCTCAGCAGCTTCCTCAGTATGTAGAAGCTGATCTACGGACTGCGCAACTGACTTTATATCGCTTGCGGTGTCCAATATTTTTTTACAGGCAGCTAGGCCAAGGGCAATGCTGGCCGGGTCCATATCATTTAGCCCTGTTATTCAGTGGGAATGGCGTACCGATAGAAATGCCGCAAGTGGTTTGACCGTCTGTCTGATGCCATGCTCCTTGACCGGGACTGTCTTCACGAACTTTAAATCCCGCACCTAAAATATCCGCACTTCCAGTTATTTCGTTAGTGCTAATATTGTGTATGCGAGTGCATTTCGTCCAAGGGTTGTATGGATTGTGCGTGCCACTCCAAGCTAGGTATTGCCCGTAACCGCCCCCTGTTTCTGTCATTTGGCCCCATAGCATCCAGTGGGGCTTGTTGTTCGTATGAACATATGCGCTATCTGTGCCGCTAACATTGACATATTTGTAAAAAGAAACGAGATCATTTTCTGCAAATACAATGTATCGATATGTTCCACTAGGAGCCGCGCTTTTAACTACAGCATTTGAACTGGTCACGGCTGCATAATATTTAGAACTTTGCTGACCTTCAGAACCACCTTGAGCAAGCCGGATATTGTTGTTGGCTGTCATATCGGGATGAAACCAAAACCAACCATCATGGCTTGATGTAGCCTCAGAACTTATAAGAATAGAAAAACGACTTGTTGGACTGGTTAAACCATGTGCGCCAGTGCTGTCACCACCGCCGTTAGTATGAGAAATCGTACCAGTAGCAATTCCTGTGTCTGCGCCAGTTTTAATAGCGCAACCCGTCCAATTATTTGACCCAGCTAACGTAGGAAACGAATTTTTTCCAAGAACGCCATCGTCTGCAAAAGGAATATAATTAGACGAGTCATCACTAGCATAAAAAATTCGTTGCTCACTCGCATCACGATTGTAGAGTATGCTAATCCAGTTGCTAAAACTGTGCGCTCCCTCAGTCGTCGCTTTTATATTTGCTTCCGTTGCATTAGCTGTGACGATTGCGTCAGAGAGTGATCCAGTGTAGCCACATGGTAAATTTTGTGTCGCCAATGCTACTCGATAATCCGTGTCAGAAGCATCGTAATCCATAGTTATGGATATTTCCGCATCCTCGACATAAAAGCTAAAATAGCAATCGGCTCCCTGTAAATCTGAAGGAATATTTGTAGTGTAATCACTACCACCATCTTGGATTCGTGACCCGTTCATATACCACTTAATGGTGTTGGCATCTCTATCGACGAGAGCTTCAACATTTCCTGTGCCTGTGCCCCAATGTGAGATGCTGACTTCCTCTGATCCTCCTTCAAATATTTTAACAGTCCCACCGCCACTGCTGTAGACTAAGGCTAATGTGTCTGAACCACTATGAGGGTTGGTGGAGTTTTGTGGAAAGTTTGACGCTTTACTTACCATCAAATTAAACCAGTCATGGCTACCAGTTAAACTTCCTTTAGTAGTCTTACAGCTCCACTTTCCTGTAGTGGGAATAGGGATAGTTGTCACAGCCGTTTTAGCACCACTTGAAGAAGTCGCCGTTAAGTTTCCATTGCTGAATGTAGGGGGATTATTAGTGGAGTTATTTTTAAAAATAGGATTAAAAGTGCATTGGTTCCCTTTGTTATTCTCCACATCATTAACTGGATTTTCACCAGCAATTACATTTGCGGCAACCATGCTTGAAGGGGTGAAGTGGTTATTGTTTCCGCTTACATCCTTTCCAACACCATAAGTTGAAAAAGATGGATCACTCCCGTTGATCCAAAATCCATTGGTCCCAAAACTGCTAATTGTGCTTGGGTCTTTTGGCACCCATATGCCTGTATCTGCATCAAACCCACCGAAATCAGTAATTGCAAAATCACCCTCTTGAATGGACTTGGTATCAATAAATAATGGATCAGCCATGTACCCCGAAAACCAATTCTCACTACCACTACCATGATTACTTCCCAAGTAATGAACTTGATTTTCGTTGAACTTGCCAACGTATGTTGAGGATGAAGGATAGTTGGTTGTGCCTAAACTTGGCTCTACCCCATTAACATAGACCTTTATTCGATCTGAAGCTGTCCCTTCGCCGTGGTGATGTGAAACCAGAATGTGGTACCAAGCAGTAGGGTCAAAGAAAACACCGCTAGTGACAAGTTGTGCATCACTACCATCGTTTAAATTGATATATAATTTATTGCTGACAAAGAAATAAATGTCCCGATTCGGGCTAGAACCTGCCGAGAATATTGTGTCATTGTCGCTAAAGCTTGTCCGTTTTACCCATACGCTAAAGATGAACTCAGTGCCGTCACTGTCGCTAAATGTTCGACTTAAAGTATCTGCCGACCCATCGAACATCAAAGCCGCCGCTGGAGAATATGCGTCATCCGCGCTGGACATCATCGTGAAAGGAAATGTAAACATTAGGCGAACCCGAGCTGCGCCACGCCAAGCATTTTTGTACCGTTAGATACAAACGTCAGGACATCGATGGCGTTAGCTCCAGTTGATAACGTCGGTTCAGTTCCACCCGGCCAAATGTATGCGCTGGCAGTTGTGTCCAGTGTTCGAGAGCCGGTGCCGTCTTGCACCACAATCAAGATGTATGTGCAGCCGGCTACTTGGTTGCTCGGATTATCGAGCACCCGGTTACCTCCGAGCGTGACCGTAGCCACCTGATTTTGGCTCAGATCCCATGAAATATTTGAGCCATCGCTCAAGGTTGTCATATTAAAGTTTTGCGCTTTAGTGTATTCCCTTGCAGTAGCTGTTAGTTCAGTCGAGCCAAACAATTCAGTCGTTGTAATCTTCTTGTGAGCCGTCGCGCTGGCATCGTAAATGGCAAACGCATCAGCCGCTACCGGGCTCCCGCTCAACGCACTTTGAGCGTTGATGTCTACCGTGATCGTGCCTGTAGATGTGATGGCACCACCTGTTGCCATTCCAGCCGTGGCGATATTTGTAACCGTGCCGCCGGTGCCGGGAAATATCTTGGTATAGGTGATAGCGGTTGTGCCAAGTGTTCCTCCAGAATCGGAAGTGTTTAGGTAGAGGTCATCGGCGTTTGTGCTACCTTGCTGAATGCTGATGAGCTGACCAGCAATCTCATCCCATGTGTCAGCCTCACTGCTCCGCGCTGGCGAGCTGCCAACAGTGTATAGCCCATTTTCGCTTTGGTCCGATTGGTCTTTCACGAGCACCGTATCGCCATCGCTCAAACTAATCCCGTCAAGCGTATCTGAGGGGTTAAGCGCAGTTGCTATTGTAATGTTCGCCGTGGTTGCAGCCTTCACGGTTAGCCGAGTGCGGATACCGGCCAATGCGGAGTCCACGTATTGTTTGCTCGCAATGCTTAGATTTGCTGAGCCCATCGAGGCCAGCGTAGAGCTTGAGGTGATGCCTGAGTACGTGCCGCCGGTGATCGTTTTCCCTGTAAAGGTAACGGCTGACGGGATGCTGATTGTTGGGTTGCCGCTTACACCGTTACCGTTTGCAAGCGTAATCTCGTTTGAGGTGCCGGTGATGGTTCTTGGCTCGGCAGATCCGCTGCCGGCATGCGCTATTATGCCATTCCCCTCGGTTGCTAAAAGATTTGTAAAAACTTGCGCGGGGGTCTGAA